CTGCTGTCCGATCTGGCCGAGCCTCGCCAGTGGACTGAAATCAAAACTGCTGAAGGCTTGCTGATTCTGAAACGGAACTGGCGCAATTGCCATTATCCTGTCCCGTAACCGGATGGACTGCCGCCGCCAAATCCCAGATTACCAATGCTCTTGAGTGCCCCGCCAAACAGCGAGGAACCAAAACCGCCGCCGCCGCCACCACCACCGCCGCCCATCAGCGAACCGCCAAACGGATTACCGCCCAGCCCGAGGGTAGCGAGCGAGAGACCGGCGCCGAGAAGATTTTTCGCGCCCGCGGCTTCGCCCGCCGCCTGCAGATTGTTGGCGCCGACATTGGTGCCCATGACGTTGCCATAGACGCCCGCCTGGTTCTGTCCGTAGTTCTGGGCGAGATTGGCAAGCGTATCGTATTGACCGGCTTGCCCGGTCGCTGCCGCGCCGGTCACATTGGCGCCCAGCGTCCCGGCATTCTGCAGATTGGTGATATATTGCTGATAGGCATTGCCGGTGACGCCGGTTGCGCCCAACAAGGCCGCAATATCGGCATTGCCGCTGGCACCCATGCCGCCCGCCGCTTCCTGCCGTTGCACCGCCTGCAACGCACTGTTGAGCTGGGCCTGATAGCCAGGCGACTGCTGAAATTGCTGTTGCGCCTGTGCAGTCTGGGCCGGCGTTCCAACACCGAGCGCGCCCATCAGATTTTGCGCACCACTGGAATAGGTCTGACCGAGTTGGGCCAGTGGGGCAAAAGCCTGCACGCCCTGGTTGATCGCAGTAGTGCCGGTGCCATAGGCCGACGTGAGGGCCTGGTTGGCCTGGCCCTGATAAAGTTGCGCAGCGGCGCGGTCCCTGTCGGCGGCTTCCTTTTCGGCGCCACCGCTGAACAGTGTGGAGAGAAAACTTGCCATGTCTGATCCCCGGTTCGCAGTTGCGATAGCTACGCGATGCGAAATGCTGAAATGGTCGAGTCCTTGGAATTGCCGCTGGCATTGAACTGGATTTTGCCAGTGGTGCCAGCACCCTGAATCACACTTATACGAAGGTTGCCAGCGGGAGAAATAATGAAGCCAGAGAGCGTAACAGTAGTCGACAGATTAGCTGCCGTGCTCGTACCCTGACCACTTGCAATGACCGCAGCCCCATCCCACAATTTACAGCTAAACGCGCGTGCGCCAGCAGTATCGACCAGTGTAACTATTCCCGAAACGAACCAAGTCCCGATACCCGCCTGCGCAATGGACGGACCGTTCGTATAGGTCGAGGCATTCGTCGCCACATCAGCCCCAAGCGAGGCAGTCAGGAGCGTCGCGGGCGTGGTCGGCGTAGCGGGACCAGACGGGAAAATCGCGGATACAAGATTGATCCAGCTTTCCCAGCCCTTCAGCTTCTCGTACCACAGCGGCTCGATCTGGTTTTGCGGAGTCTGGATCGCGACATTCTGGCCGGGAAGAATGATCTTGGGCATTACCGCAAGACATCCACCAGCATGTCGGCCCCCATGAAAGCGAAGTTGAGACCGGCAGACTCATCGAAGCGCCAGCGCACGCCCTGAATTTCTGCACTCCCCCAGATCGAGGCTCGCGCTCGCCGTGTCGTAATCGATTGGGGGCCGATCGGCACCTGGCGTGGATTGCTCCAGGACTGGCCGCCGTTGCGCGACATCGAAATTTCGACCATGGCATTGGTCTCGTCGGGATCATGGCCGGTGGCAATCGATGCGCCCTTGGTCATGTAGAGCTCAATCGAGTTGACCCTGACGGCTTTCGGAAATGCCCCCACTGGTCCGGTCTCGATTCTCGTGCGCAGGGGATTGGCAGAGCTTCCCGTCACGGTATGAGCAATCGCAACAGTGGGGCTGCTGCCTCCCGTCAGGCTATTGATAGCCAGACTGAAGATGGATTGTGCGCCAAGACTGTTGAAAGTGACGATAACCGGCGTTCCCGGCAGCGGTCCTCCTGAACAGGTAACGGCAGCCACAATCGAAAGAGCCGTTTGTACCTGTGCAGAGGTCGCATTGAAGGCAATCGTCCCGGAAAGATTTCCGGCAAGAGACAGGACAAACGTGCCGCCTGTTGGCGTGCCGGAAACTGAAAGCGTCTGAACGTCGAATTGACCGCCCTCCTTGCGCACACTGCCGTCAATCTTGAGCAGGTTCGAACCTCCCGGCAGGGAATCCCCGCATAGCCAGTTGCCGAACACGTTGATCGGCTGGTAGCCGCGCCAGTAGGTTTGCAGATAGGATTGCCGCTCATGCCACGAAGTCAGCGTAGTGTCGTATTCCCAGCACCAGGCCGGGCTTTGCACCACCACCATGCCATGACCGCGGGAGACATAGACGCCCACCTTGATCGTGGTCTTGTCTGGCGTCGCTTCGATCAATTGATCCAGGTCCGGAACCGAGATCGGCGTCGGGGTGTAGGTGGTCAGTGTCGAGACCTTGTTGTCGTCGCCGACAAAGAAAATGCCCTTGCCCCAGCCGTCCTCGTTGCCGGCGATCGCCGAGGGACCGGGAATGCCGCGATAGATGGTCGAGATGTAGGAAAAGGGATAACCCAGATTGTTGATCGGCGGTCCCCACACTTCCATAGTGTTGGCGCCACAAAGAAGCAGCTGGCCATTACCCAGTGGGATCGGCCGGTACAGCGCATCCGGCTTACTTTGCGCGGTGGCAAAATTGATGGAATTGATGTTGGTGGAATTGACATCGGAGGCAAAGGTAGTGCCGCTGCCATAGGTGAACAGGAAAAACCCCTGCATAAACACGACGCTGTTTGGAGAGCCGATGACCACGCCAGGATAAGCGGAGACGGCTCCTGCAGCAACGATGAAGGCGCCGGTTCCCGGTACGACAATGACGATATCCGCCGGCACGTTCTGATTGGCCGCAACCCAGCAGAATGCCGTCCCCGGCACCGAGCCGGTCAGCGCCACTCCCGCCCCTCCGCTTGAGGTGAACGTGTAGACCGTATTGCCGAAAATGCCGTAGAAGGTACCGGCCACCTGCACGCCACCGCGGTAGATCCCGGAGGACGCGGTGCCAAACACGGAGAGACCGGCAACCCGCCAGTAGGCATTGGGCTTGCCGCCAGTTGCCGCCAGTGGTTCGGGATAGCAGTTGATCAGCCGGCCGCCCGCCTCCTGCGGAGCCTGTCCCGGCGTGGTCAGCATCGGAAAGGGATGTCGGTCACTTTCCTGCCTCCCTAGAAATAATACGCCTGCACGGGTTCATAGGTCGGCGACTGCGCCACCAGGTAGCGCAAACGCTGTTCCAGCGGTGCGATCTGGTTGGTGTAGTCGAGCGGCACATTCGAGAATGAGGACGACGCATAGGCCGCAACCATCGAAGAAAAGCACTCATAGACAAAGGCCGGGATCTGGTCGCGGTCGTTGATAGCAATGATCTTGGCAGTTTCCGCGATCACCGCATCCAGCGCATCCGAGAGCGTGTCGTGCTCTACCGCGCCCAGCGCTTCGCCCGGCACCCACTTGCCGAGATCGCCCGCCGCCTTGTTGATGACCTGTTCCGAGGTATAGGTGAGCGGCATGACCTACTTGGCCTTGCCTTCGTGCTTTTCCGGGGATTTGTCGCCGGAAACCGAAAACAGCGAATTGCCCTTGAGCTTGGCGAGCACCTGATCGTTCACCTCGATTTCCTCTGCCTTGCCGTCGTAGAACGTTTGTCCGAACAGAGTGGCCATTTTGCTGTCGCCCTTCGGAGCGTGGTAGGTTACACTAACTTTATTCATCATTTTTCCCTTTCATATCAAGGCGTAATGGTTGGCATTGCCGTAATCAGAACTTCGTTTCATGTGGGACGGTTCCCGGTAGCTCCATTCAGTTCTTTACGGCCCGATATAGCCCTCCATCTGCAAATTCACGGTAGGCGTCGCGCCGAGGCCAGCCGCCGCCGCCGCCGTGGTCAAGAGGATATCGGTATCATCGGGGAACTGATAAAGGTTCGCAGTTCCAACCAGGGTGACCGTGCCGCCTGCTCTCGGGGTAGTCGAAG